GTTGCCGTAGAGCACGCGGTCGGAGTTGTCCGCGTTCCAGGTGTTGCGCTGCGCGGCGGTGGCGACGTCGTACTGGATGCCGTTGACGCGAACATCGGCCCCCGGCAGCGTCTCCGTCGGCAGCGCCATGAATGCCGCGATGATCTCGTCGCGGGTGAGCTCGTTGATCCAATCCGAGAGCAGGGGCTTTGCTTCGCCGAAGATGTCGGCGCTGTCCTTTTGCTGCTCGGATTTCTTGGTGACGACGGCGTTACGTGCCCAGTCAATCTTGAGCCGCATGCCGTAGTCATCGATCTCCTCCTCGAACCCGACCAGCGTGCCGGAGCCGACGCCGGCGCCGCGCAATCTGGTCACGAGGGGAATGTTCATCTGCTCGCCGCCGTTCTTGAGCTCCATGCGGCGACGGATGATGGCGTTGAGCTCCTCGCCCATGTAGGGCGCGAACATGTTCTCACGCACCCACTCACGATTGATGTCCTGAGTGAAGCGAATGAGTTTGTTGTTAGGCTGGATAGTCGAGACGGCCATGGCCGTTGCTCCTTTCGATGAGGCCGCCTCGAAATGAAAAAACCCGCCGGAGGCGGGTCATCAGATCGAAAGTGCGGCCGGGTTAACGTCGAGGTGGCGCGGTCGCGAAGGCGTAGAGGCTCGCGTCGCTCAGGTCGCCGATCGGCTCCGCGCCGGCCGGTGAGCCCGGCAGGGTGGAGAGCGATGGCGGTAGTTGGACGCTCGGTGGTTGGCCACGACCCTGCTGTGTCTGCTGCTGACGCAGATATTCGAGCACGGCCTTTTGCGCGTTCGGGTCACGCACCCACTCCTGCTGCCTCGCTCGCAGCCAGGCATTGGGATCGTTGCCGATCGCTTGCTGTGCGCGCGCCTGCGCGTGCCATCTGACCAGGGCACCATAGGGATGGCCCGACGCCATCATCTGCCGGTAGGCGAAATCCCCCTGCGGGGTCATGCGAACCTTGGTGATTTCATCGAGCGCGGCTTGCACCGCTTTCTCGCCGAACTGTTGGTTCGCCATTTCGCGCGACAGGCCGTCCTTGATCTGCAGCATCGCCATGTGTCCCTCCTGACGCAGAGGGTTGATGACGTTGTGCGCCAGGTATTGGTCGGGTGCATCGAAGATGGTCTGCTGCTGTGGGTGCTGCTGTTGCCGCTGCATTGCTGCGGCTTGCTCCAGTTGCGCCCATGCATTGCGCAGCTGTGTTGTCTCGGCCTCAAGCTTCTGGCGTCGCTCGCGCTCGTCCAGTAGCTCGCGCAGAGGCACCTGATGCTGCGGCTGTTGGGCCGCGCGTTGAGGCTGCTGCGGGGGCGGTTGCTGCCCCGGCTGCGCGCCTGGCTGGGCCGGCTGTGGAACGAACCGGCCTTGTGCATCACGCTGCCGACCGCCCTGCACTTGCGGAGCTGGCTCGCCCGCCGGCGGCGAGGCCGGTAGTTGTGCCGACGGCTCCGGCGCTGCCGGTGCGATCGCCTGGTCGTAGAGTTCTCGATCGGTGATGACGACGTCGTCGCCACCACCGTCAACAGGTTGGTCAGGGGTCATGGTTTTCTCACCTTGCGCTGTATCGTCAGCACATTACGAAACGTCCAATGTCGCCTGGACGATGCGGGAAACGCCCTGAACGCGCAGGGCGCACGCTCGGCGGTATCGTCGCCGATCACGATCTCATGTGTTGCCGTTGGTCGGGCTGGTGGGATAGGCGCCGAACAGCGGCTGGGTCATATCGGTGGCCGCGGCCCACGCGGCCTGGTCGCGCTGGAGCCGCGCGCCGTGGAAGGCCTTGTAGCGCTCGATCGCCATGTCGTTGATCGCCTTGTTGTTGGCGATGGTGATGTCGGCCTGGGCGTCGGCCTGCTTGGTCTGCGCATCGAGCACGTTCTTCTCGCGCTGCAGCGCCAGTTGGCCTTGATTGTATTGCTGCTGCACCTGAACCTTCGCCATCTCGGCCTGCACCTCGGGCGGCGGGCCGGCATTGGCCTGCTGCTCGCCGGCCTGGCGGAATTTGCGCTTGACGTCGGCCGGCAGCGGTGAGGTTTCGACCAGCACCTCCATCACCGCCTGCGCCTGCGCCGGCGAGAGTATCTTCGCCACCGAGGGCAGCGCCGTGGAGATCGCGTCGTAGGTATCCTGCATCAAGGTGACGGTGTCGGGTCCCTCGTCGAGGATGATGTCGACGTCGAGTTGGCCGATGGCATTGACCAGCTGCGGCATCTGGCCAGGCGCACCAAATCGCATGGCGTTGACTTGCACAAACTGCTCCAGGCCTTGCGCATCGGTCACCCTGATCCAGCGCTCGTTGGTCCAGTATTTCTGCACGGCGTTGAACAGCACGCGATAGACGCGCAATTTCCAGGCGCGCATGTTGAGCATGTAGGGGCCGAGCTCGGCGACGCCGGCCTGCTGCATCAGCGCGATGGCGCGGCCGGAGTTGCCGGCCATGCCCGAGCCGATCAGCGCCGGGTTCGGCCCGAAATTCTCGATCTCGGCCTTCGCCTCCTTGAGGAACTCCAGCTGCCCCATGATCATCTGCTGCTTGGAGGCGTCATCAAACACGATGTCATCGATCGAGGTGTTGGTGAGAATGATGCCGTCGGCGCGTGCGGCCTCGCGGCGCAAGGCCTCGACGTTATTGTCGGCGATCGCCGCCTTCACTGCGCGGATGCGGCGATTGTTGAGCTCGTGCAGCCCTTTCGAGCGGCGCTGATTGACCTCGTCTTGCGCGCTCGACAGATTGCGCGGGAAGCCGTAGCGGTCGCCGTCGTGGTCGACGGCGGCCGAGAACATGACGTACTTGCAGTGCTGGTTGCCGTACTCGTCCAGAAACGGCGAGTCGCCCTCCATCAATTTGCGTGCGCCGGTGAACAGCGCCCACGACCAGCCGCCGCGGTTGCGATACCAAATGTCGACCAGGCGCACGCGGCGGAACTCGCCCGTGTCCTGAAACCAACGCGTGTCGCGGTCGCTGCTCTTGGTCAATTCGAGGCCGCGATCGAAGCCGCCCATGCGGCCGATGTCGGGCGCCAGCTGCTGCAGCAAATCCTCATCGACCCACTTGCCCATGCCCAGGAAGGTCGCGTCGAAGAAATCATGTTTGTAGCTGCGCGGGTCGTAGAAGAAGCCGTCGTTGTCCACGACCTCGAACGTCACGTCGAAATCCGGCTGCAGGAATTGCACTGCGAACGGCTGCGGCGTACCGCCCTGGCGCGGCGGCACTCGCTTGAGGCCGAGCTCGATGCCGGCGTAGCCGTCGATGGCGGCGGCCTCGGCGACGAGCGGCGTTTTCTGCTCCCAGTGATTGCGGTCCATGATGTAGCGCAGCACGGCGGTGGCGAGGTCGGCGCCCTGCTGATGCATCGGCGTGCGCGGGTAGGCCTTCGGGTCCTGCTTGAGCCGCTCGACCAGGCCGACGATGCCGTCGATCTTGCGGCCGACGCGATTGTAGGTGACGACCGGCTGCCGGCGGTCATTGAGCACCTTGATCTGGTCGTTGCTCCACTGCGCGCCGTGGCGGTAGCGGCGCGCCTGCGCCTGCTCCTGGATTTCCAGCGTCTTGGAGTTGAGGTAGGTGGTGTAGGCGCGGATGCACTTGGACAGCGGCCAATAGCCGGTCTGCTGCTCGCTGGTGTCATCGACAATGGGCGCGATGCCGGGCTGGGCGCCGCCGGGGACGTAGCCGGTCGAGGAGACGCTGGAAATTGCCATAATCGTCCTGCTATATTCGGCGCAACATCAAAAGGTGTTGACGCCCATGTTTGACACGAACCTGAAAGTCGGCGATCGCGTGCAGCGGCGACAATTTCCGCAGATACGTGGCAAGGTATGGTCGATCGAGCGCGGCGTGATCATCGTCAAGTGGGATGACAGCGACGAGAACGCCTACATTCGCGAAGCCGCCGATTTGCAGCGGATCAGTCCTCGCGACTGAGGCCCGGTCCGAGGATGCCGCCGGCGATGCCGGCGTGCGCTGCGCCACGCAGCACATAGTCGCGCATCACCCGCGGGTCGATGCCTCGTCTCTTGGCCTCATTCGAAATACGTTGCGCCAGCAGTTCGAGTTTCGGCGCGCCGATCGGCGTGTCGACGCCGGTATATTGCGACATCAGTCCCCACAGCCGCCCCTGTGCCGGCACCGCCTCGATGCCGAGCGGTTTGGCGACCGCCTCGCGGAACCAGGGGCCGACCGACATATATTCCGGCGTTTTCATCGAAACGCCGGCGTTCTGCACGCCGGCGGCACGGCGAACATCGGCGGCGCCGATCGCGCGGGTGAAATGCGCATCCGCGACCGGCAAAGCAGTCTGGAAACCCGTCTGCGGAACGCCTGACGCGCCGATGTAGAGCGGCACTTTGGGCGAGGTCATGTCGACGGCGCCGCTCGCCAGGTAGTTCGCCATTGGCGCTGCCTGGGCGGTCGAATGATAGGGATGACCGATGACGGCGCGCAGTTCGGGCGGAAAGTCGGCACCACGTTTTGCTTCAGCCACGCCGGCATATCGTTGGAATAAGGGGAACTGACCTTGATGCGCTAGCATGTTGGCGGCGGTGCCGCGGTTGATCTCGGTCAGCACTTCGGAGCCTGGCGAAGCCATCGAACCGAGGCTGTTGAACCGGATATAGTCGCGCGTCGCTCGCTCGGGTCCGAGGAGTTGCACCATGCGCTGATACGCCGGGTCCATCACGTACCAGGCGTCCATGCCTTTCACTAATTCAGGCGCGCGCCTTTCGGCCTC